ACTATGTGATATATGTACCAAAGGGATCGGCTACTCGATTCGTAGAAGGTTATGATGATGAGAACGGTAACTATGTCAGGCCGGTTCGTCTCTCAGATGAAGCCTTTGCAGCACAGAAACTACGGTTTCCGAATCTTGTTCAACCGACAATTGTAACCAATATTGAGCAGCTTCCACCTGGACAAGATTTGATCTTTGCAATGCAGGATGAGAGAGAAGAACTATCTAAAACATACGATATAGAAATACTGTATAACGAATTAGATATAGAAGGTAATATACTGAGTAACAATACATATATCGATCAGCTGATTCACACGGTTAACACAAGTACTAAAATGTTTCAAGAGGTATTACAGAACTATTTTGAAGGAACAAGTCCACCTATTGCGTATTCTAATTCTATAATAGCGGCCGATGGTGTTGTCCTAGAATTACAGACACAGTCGACTGTTGTCAACGAAGGTGAATCATTTGATATATCACTATCGACAGATACACCATATACAGAGACTGCCCTGTTACCATATACTATTACTGGAATAAGCGCGGATGATATTACAGGCGAATTAACCGGTAACTTTGAATTGAATTCGACACAGTCACTCAGCACTATTACATTTACAACAGTCACAGACGCTTTATCAGAAAATGGACCAGAGACATTTCTACTCACATTAAACGATTATCCAGATCTGTCGGTCAGTGTGATTATAAACGATACATCACAGAGTTCGGTGATCATATCAGAATCAGGCAGTAATGCAGCAACGAGCGTTGTCTTTATAGATAGTAGTGGTATACCATTATTTGATTCACAAGGCGTTAGGATCACAAGCGCCAACATTAATTTTACCGCTGCACAGATAAACACTAAATTAGGAAGTATATAATTATGACAAAACTATATAGTATAGTATTAAATCCTGGATATGATCAGACAGATTTGTATTCAATGGTAAGTACTGTCACCGATGAACTTTTACATCGATCAACTTTCTTTATTGCGGAGTGCACCGACGAACAAGCGTTAGCGTTAGAAAATCATGAAGCTGTAAAGTTTTGTCAATCCGATGGAGATGTTCCTGAAATAGAAGATGCCGTGGTGAAGCGTGTAGATTATAATCGTGATTATAACTATCTTGGTATGAGAAAAACTTCAGGTACTCAGCTCACCTCCATTGGCCCACACCCAAAAGGTAACTGGGGTTTGATTAGGCATCAAAGCCAAACGAACAATACGACGTTTTCGACTGACTCGTATTCATCATATTCTAATTCGTATATTGGAGATGGGGTTGATATCATATTACAAATTGCCAGTGTTTTACATCCCTCGGATCCAGAATTTATGACGTCGGGTATAAGCAGATTACAAACATCATTTCAGTGGAATTCTCTGAATGGAATGTCAACACTTCCTAATGTTAATTATATGAAGAGCGGAGTAAGCAGCCATGCAGAAGCGGTGTCGTATATTACAGCCGGCAATACCTATGGATGGGCAACTGGTGCTAAGCTTTATATATGGCCAAGAGATCAAATGAATGCTGCGAATAAAAAAATAAACAGCCATGGGTGGGATGCATTTAAATTATTTCACCAACAAAAAGGAAATAGCAGACCGACTATAGTTGTAGATGCAATACAATATATAAATCCATTTAGCTATTCCAAAGGTTCAGTCATTTTTAGAGATAGTGTCTATTCTGAAATATCTCCTGCTGGGGCACCTTTAACTGCGGCCGATCGAAGTGCCATTATTAACTCAGGCATTAATGCATATGGAAACTCTGAAAAGCCAAAATTTGGAAGTAGTTATAATGTCTGGAGTAATAATCTTGGAATTAATATGGATGCCAAGAATTTAACTGATCAAAATAAAGCAGACATTTTTGCCCACATCGAAGATATAACTAATGGTAACTATTACGCGACTTATATACAGCCTATTGAGGAAATGACAGCTGCTGGTGTTCACCATGTGAGTGCGGCCGGAAATCATAATAATACGATTGTTTTACCTGACAATATAGATTTTAACAATGGGGCATTAACGCATATGTCTCTATTGGTGGGTAGCAATAACGGATCTACGCCTCAGCCTTATACGTTTATTCCATTGTGTAGGGACGATCTGCATTTAGCCGGTGATACTATTGTGTGCGCAGCCTTAGGTTCACAATTCGGCGTCGATTCTGGATTAAATAACAAAGAAACGCTTGCATCATTTAGCAATCGCGGGGATCGCATTGACGCATGCGCGGCTGGTGATAATATCTATATGGATCTACATGTTAATGGAGAGTATGAAGCAACTGGAACATCCTTTGCTTCACCTAATGTTGCAGGAATGGCTGCATGCGTATTAGGAAAGTATCCTTCCACAACACCAGCGCAATTAAGAAAATACTTTAGAGATCATGCTGTAGGAACCGATACGCTATACGATAGCGGAACTCAACCAGTACCTTCATCGCCGTCAGGAGATGCTCCGTATTATAGCGATCCACTTGGATTGAGAGGTTACTCTGGTAAGATAGCATATTTAGATCCTAATCTTTCTTTCAATCCCAGTACAATATCAAACACTACTATTACTTCAACTCAAACAGTTTCGGCAAGTAATAAAATAAACTTTACAGTTAGTCAAATAAATGCTAAGCTAGCTAGTATATCATAAGGAGAAAATAATGGCAAGTGATTCACAAAAAGTAGCACGAGTTGGAGATCCAGATCAGACTCATTGTAGTGGACCAGTCAGAGCCATGGGTAGTTCTAATGTTTTTTGCAATGGTATACCAGTATCTCGACAAGGAGATAAGAATAGTATACATCTAAAACCGCCACATAATCCTTGTAAGCCGCACACTGCCGGTATTGCTGTCGGTTCTAGTACAGTGTTTGTAAATAGTAAAGGTATTGGTAGAAAAAACGATGAAGTGTCAGACTGTACGTCTGTTGCTGATGGATCAAGTAATGTTTTTGCTGGTTAGCAAACTATGTAAAAAAGGAGTATAAATAATAGTATGTCTACAACTACAAACATTTTATCAGATCTATCGGTCGAAGGAGATGTACGAAAGGCTTCACGGTCCTCACGTCTAAAACAATGGACTGACTTAGATCTTAACTTAACATTGCATCCGATACGTAAAGACATAGTTCCTTTAAGAGATGATCAGGCTATTAAGTATGCGGTTCGTAATTTGTTATTAACTAATTTTTACGAAAAACCTTTTAACCTAGGAGTTGGTGCAAATCTAAGAGCCTTACTCTTTGAACCGGCAGATGCAATCACAAAACAAACATTGAGAAAGAATATACTTAGATCTATAAAGGCTGGAGAACAAAGAGTAGATGTTATTTTTGTTAATATAGTAGACGATCCAGATACGAACTCTTATAGAATACTAGTAAAATTTAGAATTAAAGAATACGATACTCAAGAAGATGTAGAAATCGTATTAAGGCGCTTAAGGTAAAATAATATGGCAACGAATTTAAATGTAACAGAACTTGATTTTGATCAGATTAAAAGTAATTTAAAGAACTATCTAAAGACTCAAACTGAATTTAGTAGCCACGATTTCGAAGGTTCTGGATTATCATCACTATTGGATGTGTTAGCATATAACACACACTATAATGCAATGGCTGCACATTTCGCTTTAAACGAAGCCTTTCTTGATTCGGCACAAATACGTGGTAACATTGTCACTCGGGCAAAGTTGTTGGGTTACATACCAAGGTCAGTCTTGGCGCCAAAGGCTAGAGTTAATATTACTGTTGATGTCTCTAATGAGCTTAATACTAATCCACCCGCATCTTTAACTTTGCCTCGAGGTACTAAGCTTACGACACAGGTTGATGGAAGAAACTATCGGTATATTGTGTTGAATGAGCAGTCTGCAGTATTATCAGATGTACAGGCAAATAAATATGTTTTTGACAATGTGACTATTGTTGAAGGTACTCGTAAAAAACTTTTATATAGAGTTGATAATGATATTGAAAACCAGAAGTATCAAATCTCTGATGACGATGCTGATACCTCAACATTAAGAGTTCTTATTCAAGCTAATGAGCAATCAAGTTCATATGATAACTATACTAAATTTGAATCGTTAATTAATGTTGACTCCTCTAGTCGTGTATACTATATACAAGAAAATTCTAATGAATACTTCGAAGTATATTTCGGAGATGGCGTAACTGGTAAAAAACCGTTAAACAATAATATTGTTACATTAGATTATATCTTTACAAATGGCCCAGATTCGAATGGCGCAAATGCATTTACCATGGTAGATAATATCGGAGGTTATGGCACTATTGCGATTACGACTCTTGCTAAATCAGATGGTGGTACAATAAAAGAAAGTAATGAGTCAATACGTTTTAATGCTCCGCTTACATTCACATCACAAAACAGGGCTGTAACTTCTGACGACTATAGAGCAATTATTCAAAAAGAGTTTACTAATATTAATTCAATTTCGACCTGGGGTGGAGAAGATAACGATCCCGTTACTTTTGGTTCAATATTTATTTCGATCAAGCCTCTTGTTAACGATGTCTTAGATGATAACGAGAAAAACGAAATTATGAACACGATACTAAAGGGTAAGAGCGTTGTGTCAATTACTCCGATTATAGTAGATCCCAACTTTACTTACCTTGACCTTGATGTAGCGTTTAAGTATAATCCGAACTTAACCGACAGATCTCCAGTAGAATTAACTGCTGTTGTAAGAGATACTGTTTCGGATTATAACTTTAATGAGCTTAATAAGTTCGATGGAGTATTTAGACATTCACAGTTATTAAAAGCAATTGATAATGCAGATCCTTCAATTCAAAACAGTAATGTGCGCCCATACATGTTTATGACGATTACTCCGAATAAGTTTTCTGCAAATAAGGATAATAATTTTAATCTACAGTTTACCTCGCCTTTCTTTAGTTCAGGATCCTCTACTAACTTTATTATATCTTCTACAGTGTGGAGGCTCGGCGGACAGGATGTATATTTCGGTGATATTCCAATTACTGGATCTACTGAAAGACAAGTTATAGTTTATAAAGTAGTTGCCGGAGAAAATGTTACGGTACTTAATAACGCTGGTATTATTAATGTAGAAAAAGGAACTATTGCACTAAACAATTTTATACCTGATAATGATTCTCCAGACACAATAAGAATTACAGTTGTCCCAAATTCATTAGACCTTGCTCCTAAGAGAGATCAACTAATTGCTATCGATCCTTTAAGAGTTCAGATTACTCCGAGCATAGATACAATATCAGTATCTGGATCTTCGGGAACAATTGATTATTCAACGACTTCAAGGCTGAGATAAAATGGCTGGAACACATAAGTATAATAATACACTGTTTTCTTCAGATATATCTTCTCCAGGATATATTGAGTCTGTTGCTTCTTCTAAATCCAGGACAAAGGAAAATTTAAGAGCAGAAGAATTAATACCATCTGAAATACTAGAAAATTCAGGAGGATTACAATTATTATTAGAAGCCTATTACAAGTTCATGAACTTGGAAGAGTTTATCTATCAACAAACTGAAACGTATACAGATATCGTATTAGATAACAAGGCAGTATTTAGAGTTAGTGATCCAAGGAACGAGAACGATCACTTTTTTACAGATGATGATGGAGCAAACTCTACGCTGACTTTGACTGATTCCGAAGGCGTTATTGTAGACTATAGCTCGCAGCTCACGGCATCCAATGTTAGTATAACTAATGGTAACAATTTACCTGGTTCATTATCACAGTCGACATCAGAAATTGGTAAAACATTTACTGTCAACTTTGGCCTGCCAAACAGTAGCGGTTATGTCAACTATAATACACAAACTGCAACTCTTATTACGCCTATAAAATATTGGGCAGGTCCTGGTGCTTCATACGCTCTCAATACGATTGAAGAGTCTATGGATATTGATAGCACAGCCTCGGCTTATCTAGAATTAATTCAGAAAGAAATTGCAGCTGTTGTTCCACGATCTATTCAAGTTAATAAAAGAAATTTATACAAAGTAATAACCGAATATTATAGAATCCGTGGTACATCAGATTCTATCGAAGTGTTCTTTAGATTGTTATTCGACGATGAAGTAGAAGTAGAGTTTCCATGGGATCAAACACTCATTCCTTCCTCAGGCGCATGGGAAATAAATGAAAACCTTCCTAAAAAAGGTATCTACAGAGATAAAAAGGGTTTCTTATCAGACACAATTAAGATACATGATAGCTTAAGATACCAAAAGTTTTCGTATCTTATTCGTACAGGTCAAAACCTTTCTTCGTGGGACTACTTTTATAATAGACTGGTGCACCCAGCCGGATTTGAATATTTCGCAGAGATTTTAATCCAGCTGTTCTTAACTCGTGATGAGTTGGGAGATGACCAAAAGATTTTAAGAGAATTACGATATATAGGTGGGCCTAAACATGGACAGTTAACT